GTTGTTGCCGGGTCTACCGTTATCGTAACCCATCCACCCGTGGCCCCCGCTGTTGAAATCCCCGCCCAGTTAGCTGACTGCGTGTCATCAATCAGATTCCAGAGAAACCCGCCTACAAATACATCTGTCGCTGTTGCCGTCTCGGAGACAAAAGTTACAAACGTCTGCTTACTGCTTACTGCATCTGTCGCCGTGCTTGTCTCTGATATCGTCCCCGGAAACGTCTGAGTGCTGCTTATTAGATCAGTGCTTGTACCCGTCTCAGAAATGGTCGTTGCAAACGTCTGTGCGCTACTTATTGCATCTGTTGCTGTCGCTGTTTCTACAACTGGCGCATTGAAAATACTAGCCGCTACTACTACCGCATCTGTTGCTGTCGCCGTCTCGGAAACGTCGGAGAACTGTACCCCCGCAAAAGACGCAAATGGCGCATCGGCAAAAGCAGTAATCCCAAACACATTACCCCGCCAGACTCATGGTATACGATACATTGAGTGTGTCACCCGACACTACATTCCTGTCACCGGGCGAGGAGAAGTCAGATGCAGAGAACAACGTCCCTACCGCACCACTCTTGGCACTGCCGCTCGTCAGAAACGCCCCACCCACTGTAGATGTTGCATTGATGGAGAACGCAGCGGGAGAAGCCGTATTGGTCACTACCGAAGGATTGGCAGTCGTAGCCGTCACGAAGGTAGGAGTCACGCGAGTCGCGTTGCTGTACGGAACCACTTCAGTCCACCCGGCATGGGACGCCATCGTATCTCCAGCAGCCGGGGTGTTGCTTGCTCCCGCGCCGTACAGCCCGATATACCAAGTTGTAATCTGGGTGACGCTGGTTAGAGAAGTCCCTGCCATGTAAGCCAGCCCTGCATTAACCACCAGATTAGGAACGGAGCCTGTCCACTTAACCTTGCCGTCTGCCCCGACACACTCAAAGTCAAACCGCCCAAGAGCCAGCGCATTCTCAGTCGAGCGGGTTCCCGCTACAAGACCGGCAGATACTTTGTCACTTGATTTTGCTTTATCAACAGTAGACATATAAACCTCTTAAGGAAACCGAATAATGGCAGTTGTAGCTGATGCCGTTGGGAACGTAATAACCAGTGGAACCGCCGCCGTTGAAATCTTCGCGCTACCAAAATCAAGCACCGCTACCGTCTTGTTTGACTTGCTGCTATTGTAGATCAACGCCCCAGCAATAGAGGAATTAACCAGCCCCGTGAAGGTAGCCGTGGTGAACGATACAAAGGCTGTAGTGCCCGTAGATGTAGGCGCAATCGTTGTGATGGTGATCCCACCCGCTGTATACCCTGTCCCAGTTATCTCGCCCGTGGCTGTGTAAACGGTCGTGTCAGCCCCAATACTTGCGGTAGGCAAGTACAACGCCATCTTGAACACATCCCCGGTTGACGGAGTGAAGTCATGGGTAGCGGTCAGAATCTGAACCTTAAACGAGGTTGTAAGGGTTTGAGAAATCATTGAACGGGAACCCTAGCCTGACCAGAGCGGTAAGCATCGCGCCTCTCAAGTCCATCCCCAAGCCGTTTCGCCAGCATCAAGGCTTCTTGGTACTTGGCGGTATACAGAGCCACCAAATCTGCCTCACCTTTCATAAAGGTTGTTCCCTCGACCATTGCACCATAGAGAAGAACTGAATCAATGTTGTCACCCAGCCACGTTGTCCCGGAGGATGTAGTCGTAATGCTCTCTGGGTAGTAAAAGTAATGCAGCTCCACCGAGTAAGCCGCGTCAGGCGTTGGTCCTAGGATGAATGATAGTTCCGCTTCATTGGTTGATAACGGGCCAAACAAAGCGTAGTAGGCTGGAACCCCCGTATCTGTAGGGGTGGGATATGACTCACGAATGAAGTTCACATCTTTATTCAACAGGTATTCATAAGCACCTGTAGCCCGTATAACCGCCATTGAGTAAGGGGCTAGAAAGTCACCGGGGCAGGACAGGTACTTATTGCTGGATGAGGTAGTCCCCGTCACGTTTTTACGTAGCGAAGGGAACTGGATGGTGTTGAAGATACGCTGCTCTGCCTGAGTGATGAACGTGTTGATCTGTTCCGTGCTGGTAAACGTAGCAGCGGCAGAAGACGTAGACGCATCCTTATCGGCAAAAATAACGTCAGGGAAGTCGTTCTCTAAGAATCCCTTGATCGTTGTGAACAACGTGGAGTAATTCATAGACTACGCCATCGGTCCACGAGACATCACGCCTTTGGTGGCAGCACCCGTACCGCGAATCTTGATCCCAGTGGTCTTAGCGGCTTCAGGGTATCCAGCACCTTCGGGCAACGTATTCGTATTGGGCTGCGGCTGCGTGTACTTGTTGGTAGGATTCTTAGTATCCCAGCCGGGGTATTTGAAGTCCTGTGCCATTATTTTCCCCTTTGGTTGTTTGCACGAGCCATATTGCGCCCAACAGCTTTCATATTAGCAGAGGTAGGGCCACCCTTTTTCAAAGACAACGAGGTACCTTTGCCGCCCTTATGCTCTTGCATGTCGTGCTGTTTGAAAGCCTTTTTGATCATGGCTTTGTCTTGCGCCTTGTCCATCTTCATATTTTCTTTAGCCATCGTAATCTCCTAGTTGACTGCCCAGTAGGTTATGTCCGTAGGGACATGGTTTATGCTTGCCTTAATTGCCAGATAATACCCACCACTATATGAAACAGGGTCTTTCTGGGCATAGCTTGTCGTTGCACTCCATGCCGCCACGTTAATCATCACTGTCCCCACTTCCCCCATTGAGGTAAGGTAGTTAGGAGTAAGCCCCGCGTCGTTTGCAGCAGAACCCCCAACTGGATACCAGCCCCACTGAAATACACGGCTACCACCAGACGGATAACCTACACTATTCGCCGTGATCTGCAACCCGCTGGTTCCCGATGAATTATAGCTGACATCCGGGCGTGGCTCACGTACAGCTTGGGGGTCATTAACTGGGTACAACCCAAGGGAAAGCTGTGGCTGATCGGGTTCCCAGCAGGTAGGGCAAACCTTAATAGACACGTTCTTGGTCTTGATGACCAAATTCTTTAGCTGCGATAGCTTGTACCGAAAGCCACAACGATCACACTCGGCTATCGCATATTTACCGGATGCAAAGTTACTAGGCATTTAGCTACCCAATAAATTGCTGGCGCGGCACAAACCGAAGCGGGGCGGTTTCACGATCTTCATCCGCCGCCAACTGAAACTGTTGTTCATAGTCTGCTTTAAGCATCGGGATTCGCATTGGATCAACGTCAGGCAGCTTAATAGACAGGTATGAGGCTAACCCCGCCACAAAGCATGGCAGGAACCTGAAGGGGATATCCTGCCCGTTAATGCCGTTCCCCGCATCTTGAATCCTACGCAGTCGCCAGTACACAAAGGTATAGGTCTGGCTGTTATCGGGCTTGGGCCAGACATGGATTTGTGGGTATACGACAGTACCAGTAGCCCCTGTAGCCCCCGTTTTACGCTGGAACCACACTTGAATAGGGCGTCCAGTAGCGTTCTTGTTAGGGATCATGGCGTAGGTGCTAACCGAGATGCGGCTAATGTTGATGTCGGTCTGGTTCTGGTCCGTCCCTGTGCGGATAACGTGATCCAGAAGGTCAATTGTATCAACCGGAATATCGTAGTCGGCTACGTTATAGGTCAGAACCTGCTCCACTTTCTCAATGGTAAACAGGTTTAAACCCCGATTTGCCCACTCAATCGTCATCAGGTTTATGCTTCTACGGGCGGTACGCATGTCGTAGCCAGAGCGCAGTTCCTTACCACAACGCTCGAACGCCTCTTCAACCAGATTGTTTAGGTCTAGGTTGAAATCTGTCGTGTCTGTGGTTTTAAGCGCCATTATTTACTTCCTATATGCAGCGGTTTTCTGAGCCACATTCTTAGGTTGGGCCACAAACTGCTTACCAGCCGCCTTACCTTGACGTTTAGCCCGTGTAGTCGCCGCATACTCTTGTGGGCTAAGGGCTTTGATAGCAGCTTCTGGGAGGTACCTTTCCCCTGTTTTCGAGGAGGGTTTACCCGACTTTGTGCGCCAACGAGCTTCTGTCCAGTTTTTTAGGGACTGCTGGGGAGCCTTAATCACGATACCCGCCGCCAGCAGCCTTATAGCGTTTAGCCATGACTTGCGCTTTTCTCGCGCTCCATTGCCCAGCACCTGTACCTACAATTGCCGCAGCCTTGACGCTGTTGAAGATGCGCTTACGAAGTCCCGGTTTTGTGTAGTTACCGGCTTCATTGACTTTAGATTTGGTTTGCCCACCCTCATTAAATACCTCTACCGGCTCATTACCATCCTTCTTCTTGATGGTTCTAGCCTTGGGCATCTTAGAGGGGGCCATCGCCCCCATCCCACGGGAGGGTCTCACACAAATCTTCCCTTAGTCTTGCCACGCTGGGCAATACCATCCCCACGACGGGATACCGTAGCTTTAACACTACCCCCGGAAGCCATACGCTTGACTGCCCCACCGCGTTTCATTGGTATGCCTGTTTCGTAAGTACTACGGGCCTCGGGATTATCTTGCGCACTAAACATCCTAGATAGTCTACTAGGTACTACCACGCCCCGTTCAGACAGCGTCTTATAGGGCTTCCCTGACTGATCCAGTTTTACTGCTGTAGGGCGTAAAGCTAGTTCTATATCGTCTTTGCTTATAGGGGCTGGCTTAATACCCAACTTACGCAAAGTGTCATCCCCGTAGTCTTTATTAACGGGCTTGCTGGCGACTGTTGGTACCGTAGGAGGTACCTTACTCCTAGGAGACGTATTGTATGTATTTGCCCTGCCAATACCTTCTAAATCAACATTAGAAGTATCTACTGGGGCAGACACCGGAGTAGTAGCATTCATGTCTGCTTGCATGTCCCCGGAGCTAGCAGGGGGCCTACGGTCTTCTACCGGGGCTTTATCTTTTCTACCCTCCCGAGCAGCCATATACCCAGCAAGACCAACCCCCGCTAGCGCGGCCAAATCAGATGCGCGGTTACGTGCCATTTAGCAGCTCCTAAATTTGGTTTTACCCTTTTGTGCAATCCCATCCGCACGTGCAGATACCGAACCGCCAGAAGCCATCTTAACGACTTTACCTTCAGTAAGCCCCTTCTTTTGAATCTTGGTGTTCTCCCCGGCGCGTGATGAGCCAGCCGTAGGACCTTTGGGGTTAATGTTGCCACCAGCAGCGTATTTAGCCATGCCGCCCTTTTTCATGCCCATCATCTGCTTCTTGTCCATTGCCATGTCAGCCTTAGAGCCTTCTTTCATGCCCTTCTTCTCGACATCTTTGCCGGACTTCTCAAAGTTAGCCATACCGCCCTTTTTCATACCCATTGGAGCAGGAGGCTGCGGTGGCATTACAGGAGGCGCAGAAGGAGGCATACCCGCACCCATACGAGGACGACGCATTGTTGCCATTGCTTCTGGAACTTTTTTGTTCATCATGGTTGCACCACCTTTTTCAAATTTGCGGCCTTTATCGGCTGCAGAAAAGTCTTTACCAACAGACTGTGGGATACCCACTTTCTTGGCAAATGCTGGGTTATGGGCCACCGCTTCCATAAAGCGATGCTGCTTGGAAGATGAACTAGGCATATTGGCCTATCTTGCCAGCAGGGAGGAGTTTGTATACCGTCACACCCAAATTCTTTGTCATGCCATCCGTCCTCGGGTCTTGCCGCGAGATTCGATACCACCGCCACGGATGGAACCACCTTTGGCGAACTTTTTTTCCGGTACGGGGGGTATGCTTTTTCCGATAGGACTAGCTTTGTCGTATGCTTCTTTACTTGCATCGGCCTGTTTTTTCTGATCCCTCACGGCTTCCATATCTTTGCGTTCTGCTGGCGTAGGGATAGGTGATTGCTCTGCTTCTTTACGGTATTTAGCCGCTTTATCATCGTATTCAGACATATCTATCTCCTAGCACTTCCATTTTTTCAAGTACATAGCAAGTTGCTCTGCTTTAGTAGAACTATCCAAAACATTTCCAGCGGCTAAATTACATCTCCCACAAAGCAATCCGCGAACTTCTTTTGTGCTGTGGTTATGGTCTACGCACGGGCTGTTACTTTTTACCCCAACAAATTCAAATTTTAATTCGCAACACGCGCATTTACCGCCTTGGGCTAGTAATTTTTCTGCAAATTGTGCTGCTGTAATACCATACTTTGCTGGCAAGTTGTACTTCCTAGCGTCTATTACACCACAAGGTTTGCAGCAATAATTTAAACCGGATTTTTGATGCCTATTTTTATTAAACTCGTTTGGAAGTTTCCACTCATAACATTTACTACAACGATACCGTCCTTGTTCATCAGCCGCCTTTACTACTCTACCCCAAGTGCGTTTTAAACTCAGCACTTCCACGCTCTCAAACTTTTGTTTATGCGGCTATTCGGGTCATTTGCTGTCTTGGATGAGGTCAACTTCTTCTTCATCCCCGTCATCCTCGCACAGAAGGAATCGCGCCGGGAGCCGCCTTCGGGTTGGGGCCGCTTCAAGCCGGGCTTTCCGGGGTTGGCTGCGTTGTAGGACGCCCTCCCCTTCGCGTTCAAACCACCCGCCGGGTTCTTTCCTTCTTTTCTTGTCCATGCTGGGGACTTAGCCATCCTATGCCGCCGTACTAAGGGTTCGCTGGGCTGCTTGCATCGACGGATACAAGACATCATTCCCAAAGTCGCTCTTGTACTCATGGATACCCATGTGCCCTAGCTTAATCGTAGGGTCAAGCCAGATGTCCATGCCTTCTTCTCGCACACGATCACAGAACAAGAAGTCCTCTCCAATGTAACCATCAGGGGTACATTTAAAGTCAAAGTAGGCGTGCATACGTTCTTCTGTATTCGTGTCCTTATGATCCCACTCAGGGTGAGCCTCTTTAAGAACCTCAAACACACGACGCTGGATCATCATAAACCCAGTAGCTACACGGTAAGCCCTGACAAGCCCAGCCTCGTCCATCGTCACTTTGCCCTGCGGCCCACTAACCCCATGCCCACCATCTAGCGATACGATGTAGACCTTACCTTCTTTACGGGCTTCATAAGCCCCAGCCACAATTGCCTTGTCCTGATTCCAGCACATCAGCCGGATAACGTCATCCGCATCAAATGTCATATCAGCATCAATG